TGTCTGCAAATGTTCTTGGAAGCTACAGCGTAGCAATTGGTTTTAGAGCTTTAAATAATCAAAATCCTGTAGATGGTAGCGGAAACAACACAGCCGTTGATATGTATAACACCGCTGTTGGTACTGACGCAGGTACATCAGTAACCACAGCCACAAGAGATACCCTTATCGGTGGTCTGGCGGGTGATGCTCTTACTACTGGAAGTTTTAACACAGCAGTTGGTTATACTTCATTGGGCGCAACGACAGAAGGTAATTCCAATGTAGCAGTAGGAGATGCCTCTTTAAGTACGAACATCACAGGTTCGGAAAACACAGCAGTGGGGCAAGGCGCTTTATCTAGTACGCTTTCAAGTAGCAACGTTGGAATTGGTAAATCAGCAGGTGATTCATTAACAACAGGTTCGCAAAACACAATAATAGGTGCAGGTGCAGACGCATATGCCGTAGACACGGTACGAACTATAACTATTGGATACAATACTATAGGAGTACAGGCAGGTGATGGCGGTGTTTCTGACATAGCTACTATTGGAGTCAGTAATGGCAGTGACAGAATTTTTAATGAATTTGACACCAACGCTACTTGGACAAGAGTTTCTGATGAGAGGTACAAAGAAGAAATACAAGATAACAATGATTGTGGCTTAGATTTTATAAACGATTTAAGACCAGTTACATTTAAATGGAAACCAAAATCAGAAATTCCTAATACATTTCCTGATTATGATGAAACAGCTACTACAAGAAAAAAAGATAAAAAAATGTATGGGTTAATTGCCCAAGAAGTTAAGGCATCTTTGGACAAATTTAATATTACTGAATTTGGAGGATGGGAAACAATAGATGGTGAAATTCAAGCGATTGGACAGTCTATGTTTGTATATCCTCTAATCAAAGCCATCCAAGAACAACAAGCCTTGATTGAATCATTAACCGCAAGAATAGAAACCCTAGAAGGATAAATAATCATGAGTGAAGCTAGAACTGAAGAAGAGATACAAACAATGTATGACGCAATTTCTGGTAGCGTTAGTGTCATTAACAACTGTCTTAATCCAGACAATGAGTTTTGCAATGACGATACACCAGAAGAAAAGAAAGCTCGCGTAATGCGAAGTGAAGGTTATATGGCTATGGCTGTTGCCTTTGATGACTACGGTAGTCGTGATATGACTGCTATTAACACAGCTATAGCAACTGCTATTGCTTACGACCCAGATGCCTAGGAGCTAAATCATGGCTATAACNACTACTTGGTCAGTGACCAGTATGACCCACATGGACGCTGATGGTGGCGTTATTAAAGCGTANTGGNCTTGCAATGCGGCTTCTGATGGAGACCCTGTNTACACAGCGGTAGAAGGCGGTAAGTTACTATGCACATACGATGCATCAGCATCAGGATTTATTGCTTATGATGATCTAACCGAAGCTGATGTTTTAGGTTGGATATATGACAGCTTAAAAGAAGGTGAAGAAACAGCCGCTGAAGCTAAAAAGCGCGTTGAAGATAACCGTAAGGCACGAGTGCAAGGTCAAATTGATCGTGCATCAACACAGGCNACAGGGGTTCCCTGGAGCTAAACTTAACTTTAAATAAGGAGACTTATAGTGGCTAAAAACGAAAAGAAAACCATTACTGTCAATGACGTAGAGCACAACATTCAAGACTTAAATGAGCAGCAGATTGCTATGGTCAACCACATAGCAGACCTGGACAAGAAGCTGGGCAGTCTTGGCTTTAACATGGATCAGCTAAAAGTAGGCCGAGAAGCTTTCGTGAACATGTTGACCAGCTCTTTAAGTGAAGATGATGAGGCGACTGAAGCCTCTCACTAGGAGGAGAAATGTCAGAAAATATAGTGAAGGTCCCCACCTGGGCGATTCCTTTGATTGTTAGTCTTTTTATAGGCGCGGCGTCCTATGGTGCTGCCCAGGCAAATGCTGAGACAACTCAGAAAGAGCTTGATCGTGTGGAAAAGATTGTTATTGAGACAAGCAAGAAAAGCGTCGAAAATGGTACATCTACCAAGCTCAATGAGCAGGCTATTAAGAGCATAACGAAAAATTTGACAGAGATGCAGGAGACGGCAAAGTCCTCTGATGCAAAGCTACAAAAGCTGGTGGAGCTGCTTATCGCACAAAGCCAGAAGTAAAAGGTTGCGATTTAAGGACCTTTAATCTTCTTGGTGGAGTACACGATACCACCGAGCGAAAGCTCCGAGCTATACACTGGTTTAGGTATAACATTGGAAAATGCAGCCCCAGCAGGTCGGTATATATTTATAATAGGCTGGCTGTGACTCTTGGGGTCTCTTTAGATGTAGAGACTCGCGTCTGGTCAAACAGGATATGGGAATCCAAAGAGCAAGATTCCTATGTGATGAAGTTTAATAATTTTTTTTGTGTAAGCGAGCCTGAAAAAACGGTATGTTATCCCGATATGTTTATAACCAAGGGAATAGATCTTTCGACGATAAAGGCAGGTGACGGAGAGGAGGAGGACAGCCCTCGAATAGGATTGCCGGCACAAACACCATTAGACTAAAGTGAAATAAATTATTATGGCCACAATAAAAGAGACAATATCCCGAATCGAAAAACATGAAGCTGAATGCACGATTAGATATGAAAATATTGAACGCAGGCTTGATGGTGGCAGTAAGCGATTTGACAAATTAGAGCGCATGCTCTGGGGGATATACCCAACAATCATAGCGGTTTTTGCCGTGTCTAAGTGGATGGGATAATGTTAGATAAACTGATTGGACCCGTAACCGGCCTCTTAAATAAATTTATTGAGGATAAGGACCAGGCTAACGCCCTAGCCCACGAGATTACAACCCTGGCGTCCAAGCAGGCATTAGAAATTAACAAGGCGCAGCTGGAAGTCAATAAGGTAGAAGCTGCCCATAAAAGCCTTTTTGTAGCTGGATGGCGCCCATTTGTGGGCTGGATTTGCGGAATTGGTCTTTTATACAATGTGATCCTGGCCCAGGTGCTTGGCATTTGGTTTGATGTGCCAGAAGTTGACCCATCTCTTCTCACCCCCGTCCTTATGGGCATGCTCGGCATGGGAGCAATGCGTTCCTATGAGAAGACAAAAAATGTAGCGCGAGAAAAATAGCTACTATCTTGGTTGCCTGATAGATGATTATATACGCCCAGCTCGTTCGGCTGTACAATGTTGTCAATAATTGCATAAAACAGCATAAGCGCCAGGAGATACCAGATATTATGAAAACAAGCGGAGAAGGTGTTGCCTTAATAAAAAAGTTTGAGGGCTGCGAGCTGGGAGCATACCAGTGCAGCGCAGACGTTTGGACTATAGGCTATGGCCATACCAGGGGAGTAAGTGAAGGCGATACTTGCACCAAGGACGATGCTGAAAAGATCCTCATAGATGACCTGGTAGAATTCGAGGGTTATGTCAACGACCTGGTAGATACTGAGCTCACGCAAAATCAATTTGACGCCCTGGTAGCCTGGACATTTAACCTGGGCCCAACTAATTTAAAATCCTCTACTCTTCTCACCAGGCTAAACTCTGGAGCCCTGGATGATGTTCCTCACCAACTAAAACGCTGGAATAAAGCCAGTGGCAAGGTCCTGGATGGCCTGGTGCGGCGAAGAGAGGCTGAGGCCCTTCTTTGGCTTAATGAAGAATGGTGCCATGTCTAATATAGACTTCAAAGACTTCGACGTTCTTTCCGAAGCTGAGCAGACAGAAGCCATGGCTCTATTGAGCCGATATCAGAGACTTGAAAAGCAAGATCACTGTCAGAGCGACTTTATTAATTTTGTAAAGCATATGTGGCCTGAGTGTATCCTGGGTCGGCATCATAAGATTATCGGTGAGAAGTTTAACCGTATTGCTGATGGCAAGCTCAAGCGTTTAATTGTTTGCCTGCCCCCCAGGCATTCCAAGTCCGAGTTTGCCTCTACATTCTTCCCAGCCTGGATGATGGGCCGCAGGGGAGATCTCAAGATCATTCAGACAACCCACACCGCTGAGCTTGCGGTACGGTTTGGTCGAAAAGTCAGAAACCTTATTGATAGCGAAAACTATCAGCATGTCTTTCCTGATTTAAAATTACAATCAGACAACAAGTCTGCAGGAAGGTGGACCACTAACCAGGAAGGTGAATCCTTCTATGCGGGTGTTGGTGGCGCCATTACTGGTCGTGGTGCTGACCTTCTAATTATTGATGACCCTCACTCTGAGCAGGACGCCCTCTCGCCCACATCCATGGATGCAGCCTATGAGTGGTATACGTCCGGTCCTCGGCAGCGTTTGCAGCCAGGTGGGATTATTATCATTGTTATGACCAGGTGGAGCACTAAGGACCTGGTTGGAAAGGTCCTTTCACGCCAGGGCGAAGAGCATGCCGATCAGTGGGAGGTTGTTGAATTCCCTGCGATCATGCCTGAGTCAGAAGAGCCTTTATGGCCTGAGTTTTGGAAGAAAGAAGAGCTGCTTTCAGTGAAGGCTTCTCTGCCGATTAGCAAGTGGAATGCTCAGTGGATGCAGCAGCCCACTGCCCAGAGTGGTGCTATTGTAAAAAGAGAGTGGTGGAAAATGTGGGAGGAGGATCGCGTTCCTGCTTACAGTTATGTCATTCAATCTTACGATACTGCGTTCTCAGCCAAGGAAACAGCTGACTATTCAGCCATTACTACCTGGGCAGTTTTTGAGCCAGAGCCTGATGGTCCAGAGGCAATTATGCTGCTGGATGCGAAGCGTGTTCGCTTAGACTTTCCAGAATTGAAAAGATTAGCGTATGATGAGTATAAATATTGGGAACCGGACTGTGTTTTGATTGAGGCAAAGGCTAGTGGTACACCCTTAACGCAAGAGTTGCGTCGAATGGGAATACCTGTTATGGCATATACACCGAGCCGTGGTCAAGATAAAATAGCAAGAATGAATTCAGTGGCGCCTATTTTTGAATCAGGAATGGTGTGGGCTCCAGAAGAGGGTTTTGCAGAAGAAGTAATTGAGGAAATGGCGGCCTTTCCGTTTGGTGAGCACGATGATTTTTGTGACAGTGCTACAATGGCATTGATGCGGTTCCGGCAAGGCGGGTTCCTAAACTTGGAGACTGATTATCAAGACGAGGCCCAATTCTTAAAACGAGATAGGGTGGTATATTACTAATGGCGATTGAAAAAAGAAACTTAGGCACTGAGGACGATGGCGACATAATCCAGTTGGGTTCTGGTATGCAAGTTACGCAAGAGCCTTCTCGCCAGGACTTAATTGAGAACGCAGCGCAGATTCTGGTCACAGAAAAAGATATCCTGGTCGATGACGAAATCGACGCGGCAGATGAAGCGCCTCAGATAGAGTTCAACGTCAACCTGGTTGATTACCTTGATTCAGGAGAGCTCAGCTCCTTAGCTGGCGATGTTTTAGAGTCGATTAAGGCTGACAAAGAGTCAAGATCCGATTGGGAAAAGACTTACACAGACGGCTTAAAGTACCTGGGCATGAAGTTTGATGATGCCAGGTCCACACCCTTCCAGGGAAGCTCCGGCGTTATTCACCCTATACTTGCAGAAGCTGTAACGCAGTTTCAGGCCCAGGCATACAAAGAACTGCTGCCAGCAAAAGGTCCTGTTAAGACAGAGATCGTGGGAGCAAGAACTGCTGAAGTTGAGATGCAGGCTGACCGCGTTCAGGAGTTCATGAACTTCTACATCATGAATGTGATGCAGGAGTACGACCCAGAGCTAGACATGCTGTTGTTTTATTTGCCTCTGGCCGGCAGCGCGTTTAAGAAAGTTTATTACGACACGGTTCAGAACCGTGCGTTATCCAAGTTTATTATGCCCCAGGACTTAATAGTCCCTTACGAGGCCACAGATCTAAGCTCAGCCGAGCGAGTGACTCACGTTATCAACATGTCTAGGAATGAAATCAAGAAGCAGCAGCTTTCTGGGTTTTATGCCGATGTTGAGCTCAAGGGTGGTGGGCAGCACTTTAGTCGAGATGAGATTGAAGAGCAGATTGATGAAATTGAAGGAATGTCGCCAAGCTACCAGGAGGACAGAGATCACGTTGTCTATGAGACCCATTGCGTCCTGGACTTACCTGGCTTTGAAGATTTGGGGGAAGATGGCGAGGAGACTGGGTTAAAGCTGCCGTACATTGTCACTATAGACGAAGGCAGTCAGAAGGTTCTTGCTATTAGACGCAACTACCAGGAAGAAGATCCCTCCAAGGACAAGATTAATTTCTTTGTTCAGTACAAGTTTTTACCAGGCTTGGGTTTTTACGGTCTTGGGTTAAGCCATATGATTGGCGGTATATCCAAGGCGTCAACGTCTATTCTTCGCCAGCTCATTGATGCCGGCACCCTGGCTAACTTACCTGCAGGCTTCAAAGCACGCGGCATGCGAATACGCGATGAAGATGAGCCTTTACAGCCAGGTGAGTTTAGAGACATTGATACCACTGGCGCGTCTTTAAAAGACAACCTTATTCCGCTACCAATTAAAGAACCAAGCAACGTGCTTCAGGGCATGCTTGCTATGCTGGTTGATTCAGGCAAGCGGTTTGCCAGCATTGGCGATATGAACATTGGCGATGCTAACCAGGCTATGCCTGTTGGCACCACAGTCGCATTGTTGGAGCGCGGCACAAAAGTTATGTCCGCGATTCATAAGCGGCTGCATTATTCGCAGCGCTTAGAGTTTAATTTACTTGCAAAAGTTTTTGGTGAGTATCTGCCACCTAGCTATCCATATAACACCGGCACCGGACCCCAAGAAATAAAGGGAGAGGACTTTGACGGTCGAGTGGATATTATTCCAGTCAGTGATCCTAATATCTTTAGCCAGAGCCAGAGAATTACTCTAGCTCAAGAGCTGCTGACAATGGTTCAAAGCAATCCGCAGATACATGGACCCAATGGCATCTATGAGGCTTATCGNCGAATGTATGCAGCCNTGGGGGTTGATAACGTCGATTCACTGCTAACTCCTCCCCCTGTGCCACAGCCGCCTTTGCCGGTGGATGCTGGTATGGAGAACAGTGGATTTATGATGGGGCAACCTGCTAACGCATTCCCGCCCCAGAATCACCAGGCGCATATTGAGACGCATAAGTCTCTCTTTATGACTGAGATAGTAAAAACAACGCCCCAGCTGCAGAGTGGAATTATCTCTCACATGATGCAGCACTTGCAGTTTATGGCCACCGAAGCTGCCCAGGAGCAAATGCCTCCTGAAGTCCAGGAGCAGATCCAGGGCATGCAGCAGCAGGCGCAGTCCGGCCAGGTGCCGCCCGACCAGGTGGCAGCAATGCAGGGACAAATTCAGATGATGCAAGAGCAGTACAGCGCACCAATTATGGCGCAGCTTACGCAGGAGCTGCTTGCCTCTATGAATACGGGATCGGAGACAGATCCTTTGGTTGCCATTAGGCAGCAAGAGTTACAGTTGAGAAACAAAGAGATAGACCAGGATTCTGAGCAGTTTGACATGAAGCAGCAAGCCAAGCAGGACGAGAACTTGCAGGATGTTGCCATTGCTCAGGAGCGTATTAACACTCAGAAACAGGTCGCCGACGATAAGCTGGGCATAGCTGAACAACGTCTGGATCAGCAAGCTAATCTAAAGCTGGCCGAAATGAGAGCCAAATTTGGAGGCATGAGATGACGACAAGTTATGTTTTAGAAAAACAAGAAGAGCTCAAGGCTATTAAAAAGCTAGAGCGCCAGGCTGAAAAGCTAATTAGAGATAAGGCGGAGGCTGAAAAGAAGGCAGCTGCCAAAGCAGACTCCTTACGGTTAGCCGCGAAAATAGCCAGGATAAATGGTGACGAAGTTGCCCAGGCTGCAGCAGAGAAACAAATCGCCGCTAATGCCAAGGTTGAGATGGTTGCACCAGCTCCGGTTGAAATGGAGCGAGCAAGGGATGACAAGGGCCATTATGTTGCTGACGACCCCTCTACCCCAGATATTAACGAGGCATTTGTCCCTAAGAAGACTGAGCCCAAGAAAAAAGCTGTGCCTAAGAAAAAAGCTGCAGCAAAACCTAAAGCAAAAGCTAGGAGTAAAAAATAATGCCATTAGACAAAGGTAAAAAATCAATCGGCAAGAATATTAAAAAACTTCGCTCAGAAGGAAAGCCTCAAGCCCAGGCTGTTGCCATTGCCATGAAAACGGCAAAGGGTATGAAGATGGGTGGTGAAGTAAAGCGCATGAAGACTAGAGGCACAGGCGCTGCAACTAAAGGTTTGTACTATTACGAGAAAGTGTAATGGATGATTTAAACCTGGCGGCAAGCCTGAAAAGGACAGTTGCCGAAAGGCGAGATCAAATACAGACCGTAATGATGGAGGGTATGCTCAAAGATATCGAACATTATAAATCTTTGCAAGGTCAGCTAGAAGTGCTAAACTTAGTAGAAATGACCATAAAAGACTTTTATAAGGAGAACAAGTTTGAGTAAACCATCATCTAGTATCGACAGTGCTTATCTGGAGGGCGATAACCGCGTTTTAGATCCAAGCCTATTGGACATGAGCTTGATTGACCGCATGCCAACCCCGACTGGTTGGAGGATGCTTGTTCTTCCTTATGCCGGCCAAGCTCAGACAAAAGGTGGCATTGCCCTTACAAAAGAGACCATGGACAGAGAGGCGCTCGCAACGGTTGTTGCTTATGTCGTGAAGATGGGTCCTCTTTGCTATAACGATACGACAAAGTATGGTGAAAAGCCTTGGTGTGCTGAAAAACAGTGGGTTCTCATTGGTCGATATTCTGGCGCTAGGTTTAAGTTGGAAGATGGCGCAGAAGTCCGCATTATCAATGACGATGAGGTCATTGGTACTATCCTTGACCCTGACGACATAGTGAGCTTCCGATGATTGAGAACAACCAAGCAGAAGAACTGCAAGAAAATGAAGATTTAGAAATTGAAATTGTTGACGATCCACCTGAAGGTGAGGAGGTAAAATCCAGCAGCGAAGATGAGCTGGAAAATTACACCAAGTCTGTCAGCAAAAGAATTAACAAGCTCAACGCCAAGAATAAACAGGCAGAAGAGCGAGCTGCACAGCTAGAGCAAATCGCCCTGGCTAAAGAGCGAGAGCTGCAGCAATATCGAGCTTATACCGCCCAGCAAGACCAGACGGTTTTATCAAAAGAAGCCGAAGCGGTTCAGGCAAAAGAAGCCCAGGTTGATGACCTGTACAAGAAAGCTGTTGCTAGTGGCGATCCTGAATTAATGTCTAAAGCGACTACGCTTAAAAATGACATGTCAATTCAGAAAGAACGACTTCGGGTTCAGGCTTCCAGGCAGCAAGCTGCTCAGGCAGAAGCCCAGGCTCAAGCTCAACAGTACCAGGATCAAGGCCAGTACCAGGCATATGAGGAGCAGCAAGCACAAGCAGCTACTGCAGAGCCAACTGAACAAGCGCTAACCTGGCATGAAAGAAATAAATGGTATGGCAATGGAGAAGATCAAGAACATCTCCAGGCAACCCAGTATGCTTACTTCACCCACTTCAATTTAATCAACGAAGGATTTGAGCCTGATAGTGATGACTATTACGGTGAATTGGACAGTCGGGTTGGAAAAGTATATCCTAAACTTGTTAATGCCACACCAGGCAATAACAAAGCTGTACAAAATGGAAGCAGACCCGCCGTGCAAAGAGTCTCTTCCTCCGCCTCTTCAGGTGGACGGCAACAAACACGAGGCAACAGGAGCGGTGTTACTTTTAGTAACTCTGAAGTGGAACGCCTCCGTGGCTTAAAACCGCATAACATGGATATGGATACATGGTTGCGGCATGTAGCTAAAGAGAAACAAAAAATCTCGGCAAGGGAGGAGATGTAACATGGCAGAATCAAAAAGTAATCGCACCTCGCGTGAAAGTGGAGCGCACGATAATCAGACTCGACGTAAACCGTGGCGTCCTGTAAGAAAGCTGGAAACGCCTGAACCACCACCTGGTTATACCTACCGGTGGATTCGGGAATCCATGTTGGGAGCGGAAGACAGAAGTAATGTCTCTCGCCGCATTAGAGAAGGATGGGAGCTTGTTAAAGGCTCAGATCTTCCTCCAGAGTGGGCTGAAAGCCTACCGACTATGGATAATGGCAGACATATGGGAGTCATATATAACGAGGGCCTTCTTCTTGCGAAGATTCCTGATGAAACGATTGCCGAGCGGCGAGAGTATTACGAAGGTAAGACTCAAGCTGCAAAAGACGCTCTTGACAATAATATGTTTGGAGATGCTCAGAAAGATGGTCGTTATGTCAAGTATGATCCAAAGAGGGATACCCAAGTAACCTTTGGCAGAAGATAAACGAGGAAATGACCTATGAGCAATAAAGATGCCGCATTTGGTTTAAAGCCGTCCCGCATGATGGGCGGAGCTCCTTACTCAGGTGGCCAGAGC